CAGGGCCTCTTCCCATTGATCACGATTATCCGGAACCAACGAGGCCCGTGCGGTCCAATCATACTGGCGTGAGGGTTTCGTCTGCCACACCGCTGAACAGATCGTATTGGGGAATTCTTTGGAGAGTGTGCGATTGATCGTGACAAGTGCGACGGCAAGCCTCCCCTCAAGGGGATCGGATTTGGATTCATAGAACACCGCACACGCAAGACATCCGGGTTGGTCCCCCTTGGCCTTGATTGCATGACAGTTCGGCTTAGGCGTGTGTAAGACTGGGTATTGGGCGTACGCGTGGGTGCTCCATAGCAGCACGACGAGTGCGAGTATTACCTTGCGAATCATCAGTTTACCTCCGTTCTATTCAGACTTGTCCATTCTTCCCGGCGTGTCAACCCCGGGGCGACTCTGCTGCAAAATCAAACACTTAGAATTTCATCCACGTCAACGTAAATAAATCACATGACGGAGAATAATTGAGTGAGCGGCAGAATAATCTACAACGTCTCATATGAGATTCCTCTCGTTCGCGTGGGGGTTCCGGGACGACAGAATCGTGCCAGCGACGGGGTTCTTCGTATTACCCCGGGAATGACCGAGATCATGGAATTCTGGTTCGGCAACCATGATGGGATGCCAATCACGCTCGTCCCGTTCAAGGTCAAGCTGGTGTTCTGGAAGAACATCTCCACCGAGAGTCAGGCACGGGTGATCGGCGGCGGTACCACAGATATCGTATTCGCGAAAGAAGCCGAAGTGCTGGATCCCTATGAGGGCAAGACCCTCGTTATGCTTTCTCAAACAGATACAACTCAGATCGGCTCACGCGGTGGGCCGAATTTATGTTGGTCACTCTTCATGATCAATTCCTCCAACGAGGTATTCCCCGCGTTGTGTAGTTCTAATGGTTCACGGTTTGGATCGGTAATCCTCGATCAGGGTATACCCACCGCCGAGATGGTTCTTACGGCATAAAAATGGAGATAGATTTGGAAATCGAGAAACAGATGAAAGAGACCAGAACCAAGTCTCCTTTTCTGACTTATTTACTGATGGCGACCGGAGAAATCCGGGTAGGGATCGTCCAGAACGAGACCCAGCGACATATCAACTTCTATGACCTGTCCAAGATTCGGGAAACCGGACAACAGAAAAAATTCATGGAATTCGGAGACAAATGGTGGTGGGAGTCGGGTAAATCGATTCCCATCAATTTTTTCATCGGCATTCCGTTTGATGAGTTTCAAGAATCCCTCGTGGGGCTTTCGAAGAAGTCGGTGGATCAGGTGATCGGCCCCTCGTTCAGTTTGTCCGCGCTGTACATGAAGAGGATCAAAAAGCGTCGTATCGAGATTTTCGCGCACGCTTGACATTGTTGATTTTATCCAGTATGAAGGTTTCCTAATTTTGGAGGAAATCACATGCCTTATCGATTTGTAACTTCGTTACCCGTCGAGTACACGGTGAAGTATTTCGAGATCAAGGCTTCGCTCGAACTCGTCCATAATGATCAAATAGATGGTCTCAACGATGATGAGAAAACCGCTCTCATCCAGAGTTTGGAGGCCGACCTCGGAGAGTTCCGAAGGCGTATCAGGAGTTTGGTTGGTCCCTAAACGTGGCGTCGATTCGTCGGGGGCGAGGCATGAACTACGGCATGGGATCAGGACAATTCTAACGCAATAACCTTGGCATGGAGGGACACAAGCAATCCATAGGCCAAGGAATGCGACTTCTTGAACGCGAACCCCTCGTCCGTCTTGGTCCATATTTCGGACAGGATGGTTTCCCACGGCTTCCCCACGAGGTGTTTTTTGGCCGGTCTGATCATCGCGATCAATACGGCAAGATCACCCACGGACTTTGGGGGATGCCTCTTCACGACCTTGTAATAGCCGCCTAGGTGGACCAAACTGGACGTGGTCACATCCTCGATGTAGAACCGGGGATCGAGGTACCAGTCCCAATCGGTTTCCATCTCCATGAGCGCATCTAACTCGACGGGGATCAAATCCGCATAGACCCGGTTGTACAGGATATCCATTTTCATGAATCCCCGTTCCTCCGCGTCCTTATAGGGGAACACGGCCAACCGGGTATCGGGATCACTCGGTATATTCTGCAAGTACATTCCGGTTTCGTGCTTGATCAACCGGGTTTTATCCGAGGCGAGCAGACTGGCCCCGATTCCCCGAGGGAACAGGTTTAGGACCGCGTCTCGGTCACCCACATCCAGATCGACATCAGGCAGACTCATTAAACAGTCTTTCGCATTCCACGCGGACCAAATCAAGTGACTTGGTTTCCCGAGTGACCTTGTCGATCCAATGAGAGGCGTTGAGGAAATCGTCCATCTCGTACATCAAATCCTGCGTGAACCGGGGAATAAGCTGATCCTCCGATCCCCTATGTCCGAACAGAACCCACGGCAGCAGCCGATTCTCCCGTATCATCTCCAACGCGAGCACTGGGGGAACGTATTTGAAGAAGTCCTTCTTCGGGAGATTGTTATCGCGGCACCATTGGGTGACATTCTTATGGGTGATATCCACTTGAGCGACCGGGTCTTCGTGGTTTCTCATCCATTCCCGGAAGTTGTTCAGATTGTATCCGTGGGTCCACCGCGAGGCACGGCACTTGGTCTCGATCAACCAATCCACATATCGGACATTGCTTACGAGATAGTTGAGACGACAAAACTCGGCCAGCCGCATGAACAGCTTATACTCACGGACTTTCTGGAATTCCTCCACCGAGGAGTCCCGCTTCCTTTTCACGAGCTTCTTCATCCAGTAGTTATAGAGCCGATTCGCCAAAACCGTGTTGATGTTGTTCCTCGCCAAGAACCGACGCTTCGACTCACACGCGTGCTTTTCGTACCACGGCTTGCGCGTGAACGATCTCTCACAATACGGGCAGCGGAAGTTTTTTTCGATCATAGGAGTTTCTCGATCTTGGTGAGGTCTTCTTTTTGATATCCAAGGCTCTTACATAGATCAAGAATCTCCTCCGGACTAGCCCCCTTTAGGAATAGCTTGGTTTCCTCGGGTTTCGCATCGGGGTAGATTTCCAACACCATCGCGGTCAGGGGATCGACCTTCTTTATCCCCTTGGGCCGGGTAAATCGGTGTTTCATGGGATGGCCCGTCCCGCACGCGGCGAGAAGCTTGGCTCTCATCCGGGGGTTCGTTTTGAGATTCCCCCAGAGTTCGTTGGCGGTGTCATCGAACTTCTCGATCATCCCCCGATGACCACTCTCGGTCACCCCACCGGTCATCCACTGGGGAATGAGCCAACCGACTTGGGTTTCGAACTCTTTGAGCATTTCGGGATCATCCGACAATTGATCATACACGGTGAAGTCCCGAAGATCGAGATGTTTCAGGATCAGGAACAGGTCTATCTGGGGCTTCGCCATGTTACCAGATGTCCGACGAGGGTAAATGAACGTCGTGCTTGTTGGTGGAAAAGATCACACAACTCGGCTTATCCCCGGCGGATGAGTTGTTCGCGAGAAGCGGCACCACAATCATGTCCTTCTCGGACATCACCGGACAGGACCAATTAAGACTGGGATAAATCGCCGGAAGGCGAGTCGAGACTCTCATGGTCAAGTAATCCGGCATGAAACTACTGATCGGGTTGAACGCGAACACGATGTGATCATTCCGATTGATCTCTTCCAAGGGAATCGTCTGCACGTTCTCATAGTCCGAACACAAGATTCTCCAGTGCAACGGAACCACACAGGTGTAGTCCCCAATATCCAAAGAAATCGCGGGACACGTGTATTCTTCAATCGCCGTCAACGTACGATGAAAGAAGTCGGGTTCCTGATAATCCTCGAACGAGAGTACCCAATACCGAGTCTCTCGATTGATCTGGTCCGTGTTGAGGATTCGATTGTCCGCACTCAAAATATACATCAGTACCCTATCTTGGTCTCGTCGTATTGCTGCTTCGCCTTCCGATATAGTCTTTGACGTTCCTTCGCGTGAGACGCGCTGAATCCATCATTTGAGTGGAAATCCCAAATCTCAACGTGGGTCTTTTCCCCTTCTTTTCTCAATCCTCGTCCAATGACCTGCATGATCTTCACGAACTGTTTCCCGAGTTCGATAGGAATCACATTCGCCAGTAGGGGAATATCAATGCCGACCGCCGCGATGCCATCGGTACATATCAACGTCCCCTGTTCGTAGCCATTGAATTCCCGGAACACCTCGTCTCGGATTTTCGCATTCACGTCACCATCCATATAGATAGACCCGGGAATAGACCTTTCAAGAGTTTTTCCAAATTCTTTGCGTGAAACGAGGACCAGACTGGGACCGGTTTGGGAAATTATCTGAATCATATCCGCAATAACACGGACCCGTTCCTCATTCCCCATCATCCATTTGAGATCGTCATCCCACGTGCGTTCGTCGTTGGTTCTCGTATAGTACTTCCATTCCTTTTGGGATTTGTCATCGATCTCGATTTGATGAATGATGGATTGAGCCAGAACGCCGCGTTTTTGCAACTTCCAAGCGGGCAACTCAAACATCACAGGGCCGAGAACGGATTTAATTTGTTTCTGGAACAAAACACTCTCGGGCAGCGATCCCGTACAACCGTACCGGAACGGGACGTTTTTACCCGATCCAGACAGAATAGAGTCTAATGTCTTCCCAGAGACTCCTTGGCATTCGTCTACAATCACGCATACGACGCCCTCCATGAGTTCTTCATAGTGATCAAGACTTTGCCATGTCGATAGGGTGACTTGCTTTCTATCATGCTCCCCACCGTACCAAATTCCTGCGTCGATTCCGGCATCTCGAAAGGTCGAACGCGTCTGCAAGGCGAGTTGAATCGTAGGGACGATGACAACCACGTAACCGAAAGGGGCATATTTCTTCGCGATGGTTGCACACGTAATCGATTTTCCACCGGCGGTCGCGAGTTCCATTATGCCTCCCCCGGCCTGTAGAGAGGTATTCACCGCCTCTACCTGATAGTCACGGAGGACAACGGGCTTGCCGTTTTTGGCCCAGAATAGCCCCTCATGGACGTTCTCATCCACGAGGGTGATCTGTTCCGCGATATGAGACCAATCCTTGCGTTTGTCCACGAGGTTGACCCCGTATCCGGCCTTCTCCAGTATGGGAAGAATATCCGGCAAATGTCCCAATCGGGTTTTTCCCGATTCGGTCATCAAACAGATGGTACCATCCCACCATCCCATTTTGTATTTGGGCATGAACCGGTATCCCGGCACATAGTGGGTGAGGTGATCTCTGATTTTCTTTGTCGTATCTGGATTAACACCCCCGATAAGGATATTCACTTCATCGAGGATTGTGATCTTAGCGGTTCGCATACTTTTGGATCGTCAATCGAGCTTCTAGCAACCATTCCGCGCCGGAATTCACATAATGATTGTAATGAACCCACTGCATCCAATTCCGGGCCGCGTCAATGTCTTTATCCGTGATTCCGATCATCTCCAAATACTCGATCCCGTGCTGGGGAAACATGCACATGAGTTCCGCACAACCCATACGACGATCATACTGATGGAAATCCGGAGAGAGTTTCACGAATGGGAAATTGAATCGGTTACAGATCACCCCGAACAGACGATCCTCGATCTCGGAATATCCCTTGAACACGCGTTCCTTCAAGGGATGAAGAAGGTCCAACATGTACGCCTCGGTGGCATCGTGCCATATCGCCTGCTCCCGAAATTCCTCGGGAACCAGTTTGGACAAAAGTAGAGAATGAGTGGCGACCGTGATCGGCCATTCTCCATGACCAATGAATCGGTTGATCGATCCAATCCCTTGGGCGATGTCCCGAACGTCAACATCCTGAGGTCGGGGATCGGTGATCCAGAATAGTTTTCCGTGAGTGGTGAGAATCGCAGTTCGTGGATCACGACCACCGGCCAAGAATTGTAGTTTCTCCTTGATGACTTCTCTACTCATTAAGGGTCTCCCGCGTGGGATCAACCCACACCTCTTCGAGACCGGCTTCCCGGATCGTGGTGATTTTGGCAATCATCACGGAACGGGTAGTGAATCCGTTCATAATATTTCCGAGTTGATTCTCCGCGTTCGCGAAACGCCGTACGTAGAGAGTCAAATCCGCAATCTCATCATCTGCCTCGGCCCACTTTCCGGCCTCGGTGACTTTCAATGCCCCGTGTTGGCGAATCGCCTCTGGATCATTCATGAGCCATTTCACCTTGCGGGCCTTTTGGATGTTCAACGCCTCTTCCAGATATTTTCTAACCTGCGAGGCATCGACGTGAACACCACCGTATAAGGTCTGCAACCCCGGGGTCTCCTGCGCGAGTAAGAGCAGATTCCCCACGGCGGTCGCGTGTTGATGTGCATTCTCCACGACGATACGATAGTAGTTCAGGGCTTCTTCGAATTTTTGATATCGGGTGGCGTCCCAATTAGTCCCCCGAGTTACGATTTCGTAATACCGGTGGATCATCAGTTTATTGTCGGCCTCCGCAGATTTGACCAATTCCGGCCATACCGTGGTGGAGGTCGGAGATGATCTCCCCGACCCCTTTTTCTGATAGGTTGCCTTCAACCGTGATAGGGCATCACTCGCCATCTTCCGGACCCTCTTGTTCGGGAACCACTACTGCGGGCTTGGACGAATCCTTCAAGGACACATCGGGCTGCATCGTCTTCATGATGCTGTCCACATGATCGCGATATTCAGCCTTGCGGAATTTCACGACCTTCTTGTCCAAGTTCGTGTACTGGTACCATCCGGCACTCTCCGTGGTGAGAGCGCCTTCGGACATCATCACGTCGAACAGTCCCGAGTAGGGATCAATACCCGTAAGATACGGAATTTGGATATTGATCTTCTCGTATGGCTTGCTCGCCCGGGACTTGATGTTTTCGGCGATACAAGTGATACCGATGGCCTTACCACCACCCCCGCTGGAATTCTTCGCGTACTTCTTCTTCAAGTCCGCTGTCATTTTCTCCGAGAGATTTTTGTAGTGGGTGACCACTTCTTGATCTTCCGAATCGTTGTTCCCAAGCTTCGCCTTGGTCAACAAGAGGCAACCCGAGGCCGCGTAGAGCATCTTGTGACCACCCGTGGTCTTATGCTTGGGACCATATTCCTCTTGGGAGTCCATGATATGCTGCACGCCGATTGTCAGAATTGGCAATCCAGAAGTCATATGCACGCAGTCGATGATGATCTGTCCGATCATCTGGATACGCAGACCACGATCAAACTTCTGCTCGCCCTTTTCGGCGGCTTCCATTTGATTCGGCGTATTCATCATTGCCCACGAGTCCACAACGAGGACCATCGGAGGATATTCTTGGCCCTCTTCCTGAGCCGAGCGGTATTCCTGACAGATGTCGGACAGGATCGACCGCGCATCCTGCGTTGTACCCGCACGAACGTAATGAAAACCCTCATCGTTGATATCGACCCCGGCGTTAGTAAGCCATTCCTTACCCGCATCCTGATCGTTCGCCTTTTCCACGTCTACCCAGACGACGTGAGCCCCGTGAGCCTTCTGGCACCGACCCGCAACCGTAGCCGCGAGATAGCTCTTGCCGCTACCGGAATCTCCGTAAAAAATGTACTTCCGACCGAACAGAAGTCCTCGGTCGAAACGACCGGACATGATTCGATTCAACGCGTAATTACCCAAATCGGCCCAGATGTTGACGTTGGAAAATCCAACCGCAAACGTGGGGGACTTGATCGTCTTGAATGCCTTGTCGAGGTTCGCAGAGAATTTCTTTCCGAACGAGGACGCGACTGGTGATTTTGCTTTTGCCATGATTGATTACTCCGAAAGTGAGTGGGGAGGGAACTTGTCCCTCCCCAGTTCCCTTAGGCCGCTGCCTTTGCAGCCTTGGCCTTTGCCGCTTCCACCGCACGGGCACGAACTCGGGCGATCACGGAACTCGACGAGTCCACAGCCGGAGCCTCGGCCTTATCCGGAGTAGGTTCCGGTTCAGCAGTAGCGGTTTCCGTCGGGGTCTCCACCGGGGCTTCCACAGTTTCAGTCTTCTTCGCACCACGGGCAAGATTGATCTTGTCCATGACGGCGGAAACCGAAGTCTTCGGGGTTTCCTCAGACGAAGAATCATCACTCTCGTTCTTCGTATTCGCACTCGGACGACGGTACGACGGACCACCGGACGAATCGCTTCCACCTTCGTTACGAGGACGGAACGGCTTCAAACCGACCTCTTCCCATTCCGGGTTCCACAGACCCTCATCGTCACCCATCATGCGACCGATGCTGATGCTGATCATCTCTTCCATCACCGCATACTGATCGGCGGTGGGACGCTCCGGGAGACGCTTGCTCAAATCGTGGAAACCGTGTTCCTCGATTGCGGCAAGTTCCTCGTCCGTGACGGGACCCCACTGGGAGTGCCACGCCGTGCCGGAAGCCCAATCCGCGAACTCGCCCTGCTTGGCCTTCTTCAAGAGGAGAAGCTTGCCCTGCATACGGGTGAGAAGTTCCTTCTTCGCGGCTGCATCGAGAGACCCACCCACAAGTGCGTGTACGTCGTCGATGTCGAACTCACCCGTGGGAATACGCTCGAACGGGTCTTCCTCGTTGTTCACAACCGTGTTCATGATCCAACCCTGAATCTTCTTCGTGAACGGAAACACACGAATCGGATTCACCGGAACGTTCTCTTCCTTCAAGGTGGACTTACGCACGGTGCCCTGATAGTAAAACGTGTTGCTCAACCAGTGAGCATTCGCGATGCTCTTGAGCGCAGTCGATGCCGCAGTATCTCCGGCGTTCTGCGCGGCCTTCTGCTCCGTGTAAAGTGCACGAACATGCTTCAACACCGGACACTTCTCGTCCCGAGTGTACATCTCCAGACACGGGGCCTTGAAATTGACGATCTTGCTCGAATCCGCCGGATCGACAAACTTCATCGGGATGACCTTCTTCTCGGCCCAAAAGCCGCCGGTCATCTCGTCCGCATAGGGAAGTAGCCGTAGGGAGGTGACTTCGTTGAAATCCATGTTCCAGAACGGAAAGATGGAATTGTCAACTTCGAACGTCTTCTTGCGCGCGTTCAAACGCTCCTTCATAGCCTTCAAATTCATAGACATAGTCTGATACCTCTGTGTTCGATAGTTCTGTTAAGTTTCAAAAAGGACTTGGTGGCTCTACGATAGTTCTATGTTCAGTTCTATAAGAGAGCCAATTCGCCCTAGGCCAAATCTACCTGCTCGATAATTTGCTCTTCCACGGGAAGAACTCTCAAGACAGGAGAAATAACCATTTGAGCGATTCTCGATCCGGGTTCAATTCTGTACGTTCTCGTAGAGATGTTGAACACGACACACGATACTTCGCCCCGATAGTCGGAACTCACAGTTCCCGGAAGAACCAGAATTCCCTTCGATGACAAACCAGACTGCGGTCTGATCTGGGCCTCGAAGCCGACCGGAATCGTCAATTCAATGCCACACGTGATGACAGCGATTCGACGCTCTGCACTATTTAGGGTGACCGCCGCCTCATCCATGGAGGCATATATGTCGAACGCAAAACCGGGTTCGAATTTCACGCTCGTATAGTTGGGGAGGTAACGAACCCCCATCTCCAACGCAGCGTCCGTGAACTTCGGAGGAACAATCGTTATCGATTCTGATACAGGCACAACCTGTGAGGTCCGACGTGCTTGATCCATAATCGCGGTAAGATTCTCCAATGGATCAGCCATCGCGGCTTCGGGTTCGTTCGGGATCACACCTCGAAGGAATGCATCCATCAAACTCTTGGGGTTCTCTTCGGCGAGCTTCGCGATATCAACGGTCTTGGTCATGTTTTTCACCTTGCCAATTCTAGGTATCCCCGGAATCGACAAAGGCAATACTTTCTAGACTATTGATTTTTCCATACATATCTGAGTTTTCCGCAATCCCATATTTTTCCCATATCCTTGGTCCGTTCCCTTTCGGATATCCCATCTTTTCGACGAAACCGCGATTTGTGATATCTTTTTTTGCTATCCAGATCGACATATGAATAATCGACCGCCACATTCCCATCCAACACAAATCCGTTCTTCGTATAAACAGTTCCAGAAAACCAACGCCGATCCAAATATGTAACGACATCCCCGGCTTCCGCAGTACCGAATTTTTTCATAAACCGGGACAACAAGCCGGGAACGGCCACTCGAACGCAATACCGTTTCAATTCCCACGGGTAAGAAATGGTTTGGCGTGTGGGTTTTCCGTATACGGCAACCCCCACCAAGATATCATCTTGATACGCCCCATATCGTATGGTTCCAGACGCCGAACCTCCAATATGATGGGTGTTCAAAAATGTATTCGACTCCATGAGGGATATTTCGCGGATTTTCAATTTACGAGCGTGAATTTTTATAGTCTTTCCTGTCATCAATTGTAACGCGGTCTTCACTGCCGTTTGGCGGTCTCTCCACTCATCCTCGTTAATATGAATTAATCGGATCGCCCGCTTCTCCGCGAGATTGGTTTTATTGATGTGATAATCTTTTGTTTTACCCGTGTAGAATCTTGGATTTTCACAATGCCAAAACAGCCCATTATATTCGATACCTATTTTTTGTTCCGGCAAATAGAGATCAATTTCTTTGCCCAAGAGAGAACGATTTCGTTCTTCCACGTGAAGCCCAATAGATCGTAAATATTCACCAATCTCGCGTTCTCCGCGAGATTGGCGCTTGGCACATATCGGACATCCCATTCCACGAAGATGATCATGAATCAATGGATTCCATACATGACCCAGTGGGCATACAACCCGAATTTTGTCATGAACTAGCATATCGGTTTTCGTTTCCCACTGAGTTCCGACAGGCTGAACTAAATTGACCCGCTGAATAAATTCGGAATATGTTACTCTCCGTTTTAATCCTCGTTTTTTGAACGAACATTTCGGACAACCACCCAACCCTCTTCGGCGTTGAGATTCGACTTTTTGATACGTGCCGTGGATTTCACACGAAAGGGTAATTTTGTCCCTTGTACGGATGGCGTCTCCCCATCGCATCTTAGTTCTACGAACAACAGAACACTTCGGACAACCCGCCCCGTTTGCATGTTCACAAACTAGCTGGTTGAAAATACCATGAATTTCACATGTTATTTTTATTTTCTGATGGGCTCGCAGAGGCGTTTCACAATATGAATATTTCTCACCGTGCCGATCTGCTATTCTTTGTTTCCAATCGGTCATATCAATGGCATCACTGGGTTGTTTTCATCAGAATAATCATCCTCGGGATCAAAATCGTCCAACACATCGACCCGAATCATATCATCTAGTTCTGGTTCCTGAATTCTCAACTCGTCAATGAGCATCATCATTAATACGCAGGACATAACGATGTCGTCCTTCGATCCCTCTTTCGCACGCCACGAGGGACCGGTTCGAACGAACGTCTTCAACTGACTCACCAATCGATCCGATCTCGGAACGAACAAGTTTCTCTCGATCAGGGATTTCAATTCCAACCCATACCGACGCTTCGATCCCACTGAGGTCCAAAGACCCCTCCATCGGTGTGGTTTATTGAACCCACCGGGGTCTCCCTTGGCGTTTACGGTGGTCATGGTGGCATCGACGAAGTTGCCCGGGAAGGTTTCGGGACCCATCACATCAATCACGCTGATAATGCCCATTCCGAGCCCGTTACGTTCGATTGAGTAATAAATGTCACATCGGCCCAAGTCATGGTCGGGATCATCGTTCTGGGTCGAATAAATCGTTTCTAGGACCCGTTTGAGCATCTTCGCCTGTGTGGGCTGGTCCGCCTTGTTGTTGTTCCATTCCGCGACCTGAATCATACTGGGGTGTTCCCAGACCTGAATCACCGCATCGTCCGCATCCACGCCCTCGGAGGGGTCCAACACAACCAAATAGCCCGTATTGGGATAGATTTCCTCAAACCAACGAACCCCCCAACGGTCCACATATTTGGGCGGTCGGACACCCTCTTTCAGAACCGCCAGCTTCGCGGGACTAATCAGGGTGGGATCGGAGGAGATGAAGGAGCAGGCGAATTCGCGATTCCATTGGGAATCTGTGAAGCCCGCCTTGAACATCTTCTTCTTGAAAGCTTCTCCCCGGTAGGAAACGATATTTCCCCGAGCGTCAATCGCCTCGGGAGCCACCGTCCACGGTGCAAAAAATCCAGAGAAATTCACCGAAAGAGAAACTTCCACGGTAAGCGTATCTCCCGGGGAGAACGGCACCGAGGGATCGATTTTGAAAGTCTCGTGGTCAATGATTGTGAACAGGGACGGAAGTAGATGGCGTCCGTTCACCGAGATGGTTGTTTTGCTCTTGAGCTTGGGAATCTGTATCTTACACGTGTACGTGAACAGATTCGCGACCGCTGTCATCTCTTCCTTAATGACATCGGTGGAATCATCATTCATGTTCGCACCGGAAAGTCGATCCTGTTCAAGGGTAAACTGTTCCTCGACTTCCCTCGTCGCAAACATAGTCTCGTATACTTCTTCCACTTCGTTCGCCGTGTGTTTCCGGGGCGAGTATACGTCTTGCCAATCCCAACTCGTTGGATGCATTTTGCAATTCAACCAAATCTTGGCGAATTTATCCTCGTCCGTGTTGGGAGTGCTCGTGATAATACACTTACCTCCGGCGGCGAGGACCGGAAAGATTGAGGTCCAGAACGCCTCTGCGATTCCCGGTCGGACGAACGAGAATTCATCGAGGTAAAGTAGGGAAATTGACATACCGCGTCCGGAACTTTCGGTGGTCGCGAGCGCCTTGATCTCGGTTCCGTTATCGAATTTTTTCGTTTGAACATCGTTCGTGATGATACCCGGCTTGATCCACCACGGAAGCTCCTCATAGGAGTACCAAAACCGTGATAGAATATCCTTCGCTCCGACGTGATCCTTGGAGAGAATGAGAATCTTCTGATCTGGTTTGAAACACGCCCACCACAACACATAACCAGCAGCGCACTGCGTGTTGTGGGTAGGAATCATACTCTCACTACACAAGAACATATGGCTTTTATGTTCTACCTCAATGCATCTCACCGGAACATTATCTACTTTGGTAATAGTGTGAATATAATGGTGCTCGTTTTTCGGATGACCCATGCACTTTTCTTGAAGAATGTTTTTTCGATCCAATCCGAACACAACATGATCTATGGTTGAAAAAGACAGGGTATGATACAATTCTCCATTGACGATTTTTTCTCGAATACGATTCTTGATTCCCAGTGTGGACAACAACTCACGAACCGATTCAATAAACTCTCGGCTTTTTTGATAGAATTCACATGCACCTCGTGGGGTAGCGTGACCATCGGAGTCCATTAACCCACGAAGAAGGTCCAATCGCTGTGAAACTGATCCTCTCAAATACTCCTTCGGAATGTGCTTATTTTGTCGTACACCAGTAGCACGGAGACCAGCATGAAGTTTATAGATGGTCCAACGCCCATTATTTTCGGTACGGGTGTCTTGTCTCCATTCTCCAACATCATAGCCGCAGGCTTTCACTCGTTCAGATAATGACGGGTAGTCCTGACGTGACGATGAAATCAACCCTGTTTGCTTGTCGCCGTCTCCTAACCACAAACCCAACACATAAGGATGAATTGCATAGGTCTTAGTTTCTAATTCGAGAGATTTCGTCTTCCTAATACGTACGGGTTGGTCCTGTTTCTGAGACTTTTCCAATAATGGAATAATTTCCAATGTCGTGAGAATCGTTTCTTCGTTATTACGATAGACCGGTGTTGATATCTTCCACAAATGTTCAGCGTCCGCGACGATCTCTTGACCATTATCAAATATGAAACGATAGCATGGCCGGTCTGTCCTGATGGGATGAGCCTTAACAACACGGGTAATGGTACCATCTTCCGCGAATAATTCGTCACCGTCCTTCAATTCCCCCATAGTTGTCCAACCAGTAGGGGTAGGAATTTTGCATGATACGTGCAAACTTTTTCCCGTCTGCCTCGAAAGCATGGCAATCGCGTAATGCGTTTCATCGTAGAAGCGAATAAGTTTTTCTTGATAATCGAATAGGTTGAACGGAAGCGATCCCTGAACGGGGTGCTGGAGCTTCACATACTTCCGGATGAAGTAGATCGGGTCATTCGCGCACTTGACCAGTTCGGATAGCTGATCGGGCGTGTACTGATGAGCGAAGTTGGCGGGCTTGTGTTTACCACCTTCGTGTTCTTTCAACCTAGGCATCCGTATCCTCCCCAATATTTAGGGTGGATCGGAAAGGAATATTAATTTTGGGAATTATATACTTTAGTCCCTTATGGCCCAAACTGCCTATTTCGGAGGCTTGAACGCGGCCAAGATGGTCGAGGCGTCGTCTGATCGGAGCAGGAGGCTGGTTTCGACCTTTTCGCGGGCATCTTCAATAGCGGCGATAGCCCGCCGTTTCGCATCCTCGGCCTCGTCCGCTAGCGCCTTCACCTTTTTGACCATCTCCGGCTTCGGATATGGCATCGAAATGGGGTCGAACCCCTCTTTGACTTTCAGGATCGTGTATTCACTCGAAACAACGCAGCCATCGAGACTCTCTGGAACAACGGCGATGCTTCCATAACTTGCGGCGATATTCGATATTGCAATATCGCCTGCATGGACTGGATAGAGTTTCGAGTAGGTGCCTTCAGAAGGAAGAACTTCCTCGCCCTCCTCGGCAATGCCCTCATAACGCACCACCAGAACTCGAACATTTTCCGGATGGTCCTTGGTAATGATCTCTTCGTCTGTGTAAATGCGCTCCTCGACTACCTCAGAAAGTGGAAGGACTCGAAACCCGTTCTTCTTCCAGGTTTTTACGCTGCGGCCCGCCGTCATCATGCAGTTTTTTACATCAAGCCGATCAGCGATGCGGCTCGACGCTATGCTGTATCGTTTGCTCTCGCCATTTTGAAATTTCTCAAATTCAGACATAACAGTGGCGATCTCTTCATCTGCTAATTTCCGCGCGTCAACATCCCCGGCGCGCGGTCTCTGCCCCGGTAGAGAAATAACTGCGCGGATCAAAAACCATTTACGGATTTTGTCCCGAAACTCCTTGTAGGCATCTGATCTCAGTATGCCGTCGTCTATAATTGTGACCCACCGTCCACCGACACGAAGCAGATCGTAATAGCGTTCTGCGAACAGCAACGATGACCTGACGGGGCTTTTCGAGGCGGAACAGCACGATGGTGTAATTCTTGATGGCGGCGGTCTTGAGCTGTTCTGCGACGCGCTGCTTCACGTTGCGCGTGGTTTGCCCTACCTTGAGCAGACCTTTGTGCGCTTCGTCGGCAATCGCGTAGGCGTAAATGCGCGGACGTGCTTCCGGCTTGGGCTCAAGGATTTCCTCTATGGTTTTACTCATCGTCGTCGGAAACTGCGTCGTCGGACGCGTCGCTGGTGAGGTCCATCGGGCGGACAATCTTTTCGATGAAAGCGATCTCGTCGTCGGTAAGGCCATACCGATCATAGAGGTCGGCATCAGTCCATTTCTTCGTCCACTCTTGGACGGGGACAAAAGTATAGACCTTGCGAGTGGTGTCCTGAGAAGGCTTGTGTAGAAGGATCAAAAGACGTGTCAGGCGGCAGGTTAAGTAAGAAATCGCGCTTTCGGCTTCGTCCTTTGTGGCGAACGGGCCGATGCACAGGTAAGTTTCCGACGAGATCGAGCCTGGCCCAGCAACGAACGGCGTGCTGATGATCCGGTGCGGGTAAGTGTCCCTGTTTCCTGTTCCTGGCGCGGCGCGACCGACGAATATCTTCCATGCATCAATCAGACCGCCACCTGCGGTTATGGCATTCCGAGCAATATAACCCGTTCCACCGTTCTGATAAACGAGCAGATCGTCGTCAGAATGCTTCTTAATCTTTCCCTTGAACTTGGTCTCGAGCCCGAATGGCTTTCGCGAACTGACGAGCCTCTCAAAGCGCTGGGTTTCAGGCAACGCCAAAATCCCGCTCTGCCCGGTTTCACGGGCGATGACTTTGTGGAGGATCGACACGCCTTCGTTAAAGCGGATGAATATATCCGCGCCATTCTCCAGGAGCGGCCTTGTGACTTCAGAAACCGGCCAATCCTTGAAATGGGTTGCAACGCGGCAAGGTCCGCGATTTTCCTTGTCCCAAAGGAAATAGCAGACACCGCCTTTCAGACCGACGCCGGGAAACACATCGGCAGCGCTTAAGTAATCGTTGATCGAACGCATCCGGTTATCGGACAACATCGACGCGCGGAAATCATCAAGACCTTTGCCTCCTGCGAACCAACGCGAAGGGATGACCATCGTTAGATATCGTGGCTCGAGCTTTTTCGCCTGTTCCACGAACAGCTGGTAGATTGGCGCTGCGCTGGTACCGTGCCCGCCGTCGTCAAGTTGATAGGGCGGGTTTCCAATGATCACGTCGAAATGCATGTCGCCCCAAACAGCTCGGCGATCCGAGGCTTGATATCGTCGGTGTGGATGAACGCGTAGGCGTGGGACCGCTGCTGCCGACTTCGTAAGTGTCAAGAATGGTGATGGCGGGACCAGAATTTTTCATCTAAACGCGCTGGACAAAGAACTGCCCGACGCAGCTACGGATCGCTCAGCCCTCCTGTTGACTGTCGAATTCGACCAACACGCGCTCAGCGAGGTGCTCCTCAAAGTCCCTATCGGAGTCCGGATCGTCCAGATCGACTCCCTCAGCAGCGCAGATCGCCACGAACCGGCCGTACTTGGCCCGCAAAGCCGTGAGCGCCGCCTTGTACTCCGCCAGTAGGCTCCGCCGGGCGGCGGCCCTCACCGTGTCATACTCGGGCGGCAGGCCTTCGAGCGCCACGGTGTACTCGACCTGCAGAGTTGCGAGCGCCGCGTTGTGCGGCCAAATCAAAGAGACTACAGGCCTAATAGAGCGAGACGCGCGCGGTGCCGAGATCGAGCACGGTCATGTCGCGGCGCTCCGTCCCGCGCGCGATCTGAAACCGCTCATAGATCAGGCAGTCGAGTCCGGCGACCTTCAGCAGCGCACGGCGGCCGCGCTCGCTCCAATGATTGTCCCGAGCCGCGTCAAAATCGGCCAGTGTTTCAGTGGTGACCACGACTCGGCAGTCAATGCCGGGGTCAGTCGCGCCGCCGCTGTGGAGGTCCAGGGCTGCCAGCACGGCGGGCCACTGCGCGTCCGTGACCTGCGAAATCGCAGCGGCGGATCGATCGTCGATGTGCGCGGCATTGGCGTCCAAATAGGCACTCACGACAGGTCCGTTCGGGTTCGTATGGCCCTCCTGCTGACTGTCGAATTCGACCAGCACGCGCTCAGCGAGATGATCCTCAAAATCCCTATTGGAGTCCGGATCGTCCAGATCGACTCCCTCAGCAGCGCACGCCGCCACGAATCGATCGTTCAGAACAGCCAGGTCGGCAGCGCTGTAGCCCTCGGTGTTGTCGGCTCTAAAGCAGGCGGTGGTGGTCATGTTCAATTTCCTTTCATCCTCTTGTTATCTACCCTCAATTCGGATAATCGCCTGTACGGAATACGATGCAAGCGGAAAAGAGCGATACTTGTGGATAACTTTAGAAGCGGAGTATCGGTTACTTAAAGCGATCGACTGCGGAATATAAACCACAATTTCTAAATGGTTTACAGCGTTCACCGGAGCGAGCGGGCGGATATCGGCGCCCCAGTGAACGGTATACGAGGTTATAGCCAACTGTTATCGCCAACTGTTATCGCCAACTCAGTTTATAATTGAAACGGAGCGGATGACGCGCACATCGCCGCCGATGCTCACCCGCTCACCGATGACCACCCGCCTGCGGATAATCGCCCGCTCGCCGATGTTGGCCCGTGCGCGGACGGTCGCGTCTGCGCCGATGCGCGCGTCTGCGCCGACGTACGCCCGCTCGCCGACGTACGCGTACTCGCCGATAATCGCCCGCTCGCCGATAGTCGCATCGTCGGCGACGTACGCCCCGTCGCCGAGGTACGTCCGCTCGCCGATAACCACCCGCGCGCCGATGTGCGCGTACTCGCCGATAGTCGCATCGTCGGCGATAGTCGCGCCTGCGCCGACATGTATAGATACAATAGAGCCGTCCGGATTTGTATGGGTATCAGACATTTTTCAATTCCTTTCAATAGAGAGAGATGCGTCCAGAATGCGCGCAACTCGTTCGGCCGCGTCTGCCGGCGTCACGCCGCCGCGCACCGGCATGAGAACGACGCGGCAGACGGCCGGGACGCTGAACCACGTGTCAGCCTCTCCCGTCACGTAGGCCGTGGCCCGTGGATTGGTCCCTGCTAGACCGTCTAGTCTGCAGTTATTTACGCGCGCCAATGACAATCCTCCCGTCCGGCTACCACCACGATAGCCCGGCGCTCCCCCGCGCCGAGAGGGAACGCGATAATCTCCGACCGAAGATGGTCCCAGAGACGGCTGGCGTCATAACTCAGCCTCCCGTGCCTGGGGACCGATTACGGCCTGTAGTCTCTAGCCCCCGACATCAGATGAGTCCCTCAAATAAGTCGGTTTGTCGGGCTTCACGATCCATAAGTTCCACAGGACCGCCCCAAAGTTGACTGACGTGGTACATCATCTCGGTTCGATTCTCCACCGAGAGCGAGCGGGAACGACGATCCGTATGCCGCAGATGCAGAGTGCGGGACTTGCGGGACCACTTCTTGACCTCGATCACCGGAGTATGGGTATCCCATTCCTGCATCTCAGCAAGCTTTTCTCGAATTCTCTGATACCCGCGATCATCATGGATCGACTTAACCACGAAGTGATCCTTCACCTTCTCATCGTATACGTGGAACATTCCGAAATCTCGGATCACCTTCGGGGAGAGGAATTGCAGGATAAACGACTCGTCTCGATAGTTCACCACCGAGTCCTTCACGGTCTGCCACGGGTCCTGTCCGACCATATCGGGGAACCACCGTCGATCCTCCTCGGTCGGATTAGAACAAATCCGTTCCATGTCCCGCATCATCTCGAATCCGAGTTTATACGGATTAAACCCGGAGTAGTGCGGACTACCGATCTTCGGCTGGTTCAAAACCCCCGAGTGGACAGAGAGAAATTCCAAGTGGGCTCCGTCCGTGGTCAGGCCCTTCTCGTGCAAACGATTCATAATCTTGTAGTGCACGGTCGAGGCAAACCCCTCGTTCATGATCTTGGTCTGACTCTGGGGGTAAAAATATTGGGCCACTTTGCGAACGATACGGATCAACTCGCGTTGCCAGCCTTTGATGTCTCCGTATTTTTCACAGAAATACAGAAGGTTCTCCTCGGGGTGTTCGGGGAAATCCCGATCCTCTGGGTCCACCTCGGAATTCTTTTGAACCACCCGAGGGGCGATTCGATCCAGTTCACTTACCCGGGACTGCAAGTACTCGTCCTTCTGACGGTCCATCTCTTTCCGGATGTTCATGTTCACTTTACTTGGACGGTGGTATCGGTTCACCCCGTAATCCATCAACGCGTGGGCGGAATCCAAAAACGCTGCCACTTCGGACTCACCGTATTTTTGCTCGCACTTCGTCACATAGTCTCGGGCGAATACCAGATAGTCCACGATGGCCGCAGCGTCGGTCCATTGGCGGAACAGGTAGTTGTTCTTGAAGAAATGATTGTGTCCCATCCCCGCATGGGCCAATACCAACGCCTGTAGCGTCATAGTATTGTCTTCCATCAAGTAGTTCACACACGGATCGGAATTGATCACCAACTCATAAGCCAGTCCGGATCGCCCCTGTTTGTAGGATTCCTGTTCCCGTACAAACGATTTACCGAAGCTCCAGTGATTGTACATGATGGGCATCCCGATGGAACAATTGTGCATGGGGTAACCATCCACAATCATCGTTCCGGTCGAGGTGGTTATTTTGACAATGGTACGAATTCCAATCGGAGTCACGGATACCACTTCTTCAAAAGAATCCGTCTTCATCAGACCAAGACGATCAAAAGACATATTATTGATCAGCCGTTTCGGCTGATTTTCTCCAAGAAATTGGAGACGATTCCGTACTTCCCCGAGAATAGCTACTCGTTTGCATTGATCGTGCTTCCGATTACGGACGGTCACTTCGTGGTTCTGATCACGAATTAGACGTACCACTTCATCCAACACCGGTCCGGAATTTTGTGCCAATCCAAGATGATGCAATCCGCCTCTAAGAATGTTCCCTTCTTCATCGAACATTCCAGCAAGCCATCCAGATTCTTTCGTCGTGAATTCGGACCAGACATCGAGAACCTTCGGAATACGATGCGGAGTATATCGCTCCGTATCTGCTCCTCGAAGTTCATCGGTTCGTTTCCAATCAAGACGTGATGCTTGACCTTTCGACATTCTAACCAACCATTTGTGTTCCGCTGTAGCTTTAATCTTGTGCCCAGAAGACAACAATACCTCAAATACAGGTTCTTCGGCCAATTCCACACGAGAAATTACCGCCGAACGATAAGACCGAAATGGACCGTTTTCATCAAATCCAAGAATGTTCATACCCACAGTAGCTTCCCCGGCGGGAATCCAATGAAGGTCTTTCGTCAAAATCAAATGATCGGGGGTGACACAATATGCGTCCAGCATTTGCTCCGAACCAATGATTTCAATCTGGTTCGGATACGTGTCCAATCCCATCTCACCATGTCCGATGGCCTCGATCTCATTGAACACTTCATGGAGGCATTTCATGGTCCACTGAGAATCGGTCCAGATTGGCTTGGTCATTCGAACTCCTAACGCTTAGCGAATATGTTACGAAACACGGGTACTATCTGGGATTCGTCGCTGATTTTGACCATAAGCAAATTATCCGGGTTCGCCTTACTCAGGGGACTGATAATCTCATCGAGTTCAGTAATGTAGGAATCATTATTCCCCCACATTCCCGACGTGGGCCGAACTTCCAAATACATCATGAACTGCACGATCTGGAGCAATTTCCCGATCTGCTCCACACAGGCATCCGCGTCATCCATGGTATTGTCCCCATCGGAGACCTGAGCCAAATAAATATTCCAATCCGTCGCGGGATATTTCTTCCGAAGAATCTCCAAACTCAACTCATACGCGGGAGACACAATAGTACCCCCGGTCTCACGGCTAGTGAAGAAAGTTTCCTCGTTACACTCGGAGGCTTCCTCATGATGCCGGATAAACACGACTTGTACATTTTTGTATTGACGCCGCAGAAACCGATTCAACAAGAGGAAGAACTTCTTCGCGATGATTTTGTGTTCTTCGCTCATGGAGAAACTCACGTCCATCACGCATACCATGACGGCCTGTGAAACGGGCTTCTTCACCATAACCCGGTTATTATACCGGAGATCGATGTCGTCCAAGAAACCCACGGCGTTTGCGCGGATACGCAGGGCGGATATCTCGGCTTCGATCTCAAGCAACCGCTCCGCATTGGCGTGCTTTGCCTCTTCTTCCAATTCCTCAATCTGACTCGTCTTGGGGTTCTTCAACGCAATACGCCGACCAATACCCGACATCATGGTCTTGATCACGTTCAAATTCGCTGGAACCCCCGACGTGGTATATCCAGCACGCTGGGATTCCAACACGACACTGTTCTTATCCGAGGTCTTGGTGAGATTGGGAAGCTCCAACCCCTCGAAAATCACATCGAGGAATTCTTCATAGGAGATGGCAAACTCGAAATCATCATCTCCGGAATCGCCACTCCCCCCGGCACCGCCGCGACCACTAGCGCCCCCACGGGGTTTGAAAATCTTCTCCCCCACGATGTAGGTGTCGTTTCCGCTCACCACATAATCTTGCTGTCCCGTCGTCGGATCATGACGAAACTTCTCTTCCTTCGTGCTCCCACCATTGATCTTTACATTGGTCGGACCCTCGTCGTTGATCGATCTCTGACCAATCGTCTTCTTCGCGGATTCCTTCACCGCTTGCTTCACTCGGTCCATAAATCGGCGGCGATTGCTCAGCGACTTCGACTTGGGATTCTTTCGCCGGTCAATGATATTCATTTACGCATTCCTCAGAGTTCTACACGATACACTAGGAAGTGTACCCCTCATGAACTTTTCTGGATTCTCATATACCAGTCTACCAAGCGGCGGGTTTGCCGTTCTGTGTAGCCCTTGATCTTCATACGATCCACGAATTCACCGTGCTTCTTTTGCTCCTCGGCACTCGCCTTGGCTCCGAACGAGATCACCGGGAGAAGATCGGCGACCTGACTGAACATCTTCTTTTCGATGACCTTCTTGAGCTTCTCATAGCTGGTCCACAACACCGGCTTGCCCTTGGTGGCTTTCTGTCGGAGGACGAAATTCACGACCTCGTTTCGGAAATCCTTCGGGTTCGAGATCAGTGCCGCCTTTTCGATCTTCTCCAACTCGTTATTCAAAACCTCACGGTTGAACAAGTTGCCCGTGTCGGGGTCCTTGAAATCGATTTCCTGCATCCAGTGATCCGCGTAGGCGATATATCGGTCGAAAAGGTTCTGACCATAGTCGGTGTAGGATTCCAGATATGCGGTCTGAATCTCGTTCTCGATATAGTCCTTGTACTCCTTGGAGAGGAAGTCCTTGATGTAGCTCAAGTACTTCGTCTCGACCTCCTCCGAGTACTGTTCCCGCTTGAGTGCAGACTCCAGTGTGAGCATAAGATGCACGGGATCGGCAGAAACTTCCTCAGTGTCGTGGTTGAACGTCTGCGAAAGCGTCTTGAAAGCGAATCGCGTGGATACTCCGTTCATACCCTCATCGACACCGGCATCGTTACGGTATTCTTCGATTGACTTCGCGCGAGGATCGATGTCCCGCATGTTATCGCCATCGTAAACGCGCATCTTCGAGTAAAGATTCGAATTCTCGTGGTCCCGCAAACGGGTCATGACACAGAACTGCGCGAGCATCTTGAGAGTTTCAGGCGCGCAATTCGCATTTTTCAAATCAGAGGCTTGGAGCATTTTCTTGTAAATCTGCTCCTCCTCGGTCCTCCGCAAGCAGTAGGGAACCTTGATCACACAAACTCGGTCGATGAACGCCTCGTTGTTCTTGTTCGCCCGGAACGCCTGCCATTCACTTTCGTTACTGTGAGCTAAAACCATTCCGTTGAACGGGATTGCGCCGATAGCCTCGGTTCCCACATAGTTCCCTTCCTGCGTCGCGGTCAACAGGGGATGGAGAACCTTGATCGGAGCCTTGAACATTTCGACGAATTCCATCAACCCCTGATTCGCACGGCAGAGGCCGCCCGAGAAGGAATAGGATTCGGGATCGTTCTGGGAGAATTTCTCCAATTTACGAATGTCGGTCTTGCCCACCAAGGACGAGATATCCTGATTGTTGTCGTCACCGGGTTCGGTCTTGGTGATTGCCACCTGTTCCAGCCGGGACGGCATCATACGAGAAACGGTGAACTTCGTAAGATCACCACTGAATTCCCGAAGCTTCTTAATCGCCCACGGGGAAGCGATCTGGTTCAGATAACGGGCATCAATACCATACTTCTCGGCAAGGTCCTTACCGAATTTGACCGCACTGAACAGGCCCAACGGGGATTCAAATACCGGGCTGACCTCGGTTCCCGCAGTGAGCACATAAATCGGATACTTCTCCATCAACGCCTTGAGCGTCTCGGCCAAGCTGGACTTCGCCGCACCAACGGGACCCAACAGGTACAGAATTTGCTTCCGCTCTTCCAAGCCCTGTGCGGCATGACGGAAATAACCCACGATCCGCTCAATCGTATCTTCCATCCCGAAGAACTCGGAAAACGCCGGATAGGTCAGGATGGTACGATTCAGATAGATTCGCGAGTACCGGGGATCAGTGCTGGTATCCAGCTTCTTGGGCTCGCCAATCGCCTTGAGCATCCGCTCCGGGGCGGTCGCATACGCGAGAGGATCACTCTTGCATAGCTCCAAATAATCCAAGAGGGACATATCCGTTGTACGGGATTCTGTGTAATTCTGCCGGAATGCTGCGAACAAGTCCAAATCCATGAATCGGTACTCCTCTGGAAACCAATCTGTATATAGACTGGCGGAAACTACAGACAAGAATTAATCCGTAGGGTTGAGTGCCAGCAATGTATCCCCGGAAATTCCCTCTTCCGATTTCACCTGTTCCAAACCCAGATTGCGTGCTTGTAGTGAATCCGTTGCGCGGACCGCAGCGGTATAGGTACGTCCCGTCGATGTGTCCTTGACCCGAACCTCGTAGGGACGATCTTCCATCAACGCCCAACGGGCATCTGTCAAATCCAAAACGTATTCGACGAGATCGCCGTGATTCGTCATCATCGGACGGGTCGTGCTCTTCATATTCCGTACCAGCCCCTCGACCATGGCGAGACCCACGGGTATATTCGTATAGGGGCCAGTGATGGACAGCCGCTTCTTCGACTCATCCAAGGAACGAACCATCCAATACCCACGAGAGACGAGGGACTCACGGATCAACGGACGTAGCTCGTCCGCACCAACACAAAACGCCTCATACACGGGACGCGTCTTGATCTTTGTATCCCGTTCCTTCCGGGCCTTTTTCATCTCAGCCATGAAATCGTCGATGCGCTTCTGACCGACTTGATCCTGTGCGGCCACTTCCTTGCTCGTGTCAAGATCAGCGATGGTCTCGATCTTCGTTTCATCGAGTTTCTCTATATCTCCGTAAACACAGAAATACATTTTTTCAATACCCGTATACAGGGCGAGCAATTCCTCGATCTCGCGCTGACCCATCTTCATTCCAATTACAACATTCACCGTATAAATGGGAAGTCCCACTGGGGCCTCGGGAAGCTCTTTGTCAATTTTTCCAGTAAACGGGATAATCCGGTCCGCCTCGACCTTTCGGACCTGATGCCCCATAAATGCCGAGGTGATCTTCTCCACATGCGCCGGATCATGAATGTTCACGACCGACTTTATGGTGATCTTGTATTCTTTCTCGGATTCCATTACTAACAGGGAGAGCGATTTCCGCATCTTAAAATTTCCTCTACCGTACTAAAAGGGTACTTTCTATTTAGTCGGATCAGGGGTTGTCAGAATATCAGAAAAATTTGCATCTCCGGCCTCTTCCACCCGGGCCTTGACCAGTGCATGAAGGATATCCTTCTGGATAAACAGGTTATTATTGACGACTTGGGGATCACCGTCCTTCTCGTCCTTGCTCCGACTGAGACCGACAAATTTGGCCTCGTCCATCCGGGATTTCTTCTTCTTTAATTGGAGTTCTGATTTGAACTTGATTACGTCCGCCGTGGTTTGGAACACCATGACGATCCTCTCCGTATGGGCGTTTCTCAAGTTCGGGGCCAAGGTGCCATTCTCCTCGGACATGGACTTGATCATACTAAGACCGGTCTGGATCAGGCTTTCGAGTTGGCGCTCCCCCTCGACCAGATTTGTCTCGATGTCTTCCATCGGAGGCAGATTGGGGTTATTGATAACAACCAGAGAGGTGGGATCAATCGGTTCCGGAATCGGGACTGTCGATACCTCCACCGCTTCCTCGGGCAAATCCACCCCAAGAGAAGAGATCATTTTGGAATTCACTGTGGTCTCCTTTTGATATTACCCGGACCCCGTACCCCGGGTACTCTCATCGTGTGCTTTCGTGCTTTCGTGGGAACCACTGCCGCTCGGGCTCTTGCAGCCTTGGCGCGGATATCCTTCGCTACCGCCGGGGTCCACGATTGAATCGCAGTGCCCTTTCGAGTCAGGGCCTGTCCGGAGTAGAGTTGGGTTTCGTCCATGACCCGGAATTCCACCCCACGGCGGGCGCACCACGCCATCGCGGCTTCCCACTTCGCATTATTACGAGCGATCAACGGCATCGTATTCTGATTCGTTGCCGCTGACATCACAGCTTCCTTGATCGGCTTGATCTCGATCAACTGCGTAACCGGCTCCTTGTTGATCAAAAACGTCACGAGGAAATCCGGAATGTAGATTTTCTGCAACCCCGTGACCGGGTCCCGGTAAGGAATTCGCCACGGCTCCGAAGCCCACGAAATAATCGTACTGAGAATATCACACATCGTGGCGAACTCAAATTCCCACGAACTACGCATGAGAATCGGATAATCCCCAATATACTTCTCGGGATTGGTCGGTGTGAACTCGTTCACCTTGGGACGGGCCATTACTTGGTAACCCCGGACTTGAACGTCCTCATAAAGTTCTGATTGAAATCCGCAAACGGGGCACCCGCGTTGGGAATCGAATAGTTACGCTTCTCCGGAGTGGAGTAGTTACGTTGAATCGGCGTAGGCGTAATTCTCGGAACCGGATTCACCACAGTACCGGTTGGGGTCAGTCCTCCGTCCGGGACGTAGGACATGTTCTTCCGTTCGGGTTTAGTCAACTCGTAGAATTTCTCGGTATTCGTCGTGGCGGACTTGGTCGCGGGGGGATAACCAATATAACTATAATTATCCCCTCCTACCCGAGCACTCTCCAACGCCCGCAAATTATCAATTTCATCACGGCGAATCGCCGCCTCAGGGGAATCCTCGGTGGCCCCGCCATAGTAGAGGCTATAGTTGTTCTCGGCCCGCTGCCGACGATCCGAAACGTATTTCTGCGAATCCTCGTAATCCAGTTTGGGCGCATTCCTCAATCCTCCCTGCGAGGGGAGAAGCTGATTCCGGAACAAGGCCGCATCTTCAAGGAGGTTCCGTGTGACGGAATCCACCCCGCCATCGATGAATTTCTCGATCACCCCGGTAACGTCTAGGTTATGATCCTTGGGATTCGGCGTTCCGCATTGGGCCAAACACATCGGTGACAAATCCTGAGCCACCTCAAACGAAGTCCCCTGCTTACCGTGGATGTTCGAGGACCGGTACGCGGGAGCTTCCACCCCAAGAACCCGGCTAACGAAATCCCGAACCTGTGCGTGGGGCTGTCCGATCATGAAATAATAGTTTTCATACTCAAACGTGAGATTGACCTCTCCAAAACTAGTCCGGTCGTACATGTCCAATGGAGTATGATCCAACCCCACCAGCATGGGGTTGTGATAGATGTAGACGTTGATCGAATCCGGCTCGGTTCCCAAATCATAGATGATCACATGCGAGAGCCACGTACGGGAACAATCCTGTATTCTCATACCCAAACTGGGCCGCTTCGCCAATTCGGATCGATCCGGATTGATAAAAGTCTCAACCCCGGTCGTCCCTGCCTGATACTGAGCCAAGCCCTGATTGATATTCTTGTTCAAATCATTCACTGGGCCGTTCCCGATATCCCCCACATGATTTGCGTGGTTCACCAACTCCTTCACCAAAGCCATGGCGAAACTCGTCGAATCATCATGGAAAATCATGGAAAATTGTGGCATCTCCATCTTGGTCTGAACCTTGTACCGACGATTATACGAGTTCAACGTCTCCGTCTTAAACGTGGGATTGGGCAACCCAACGGTCTTCAAATGCGTGTATAAATGACCCTGTCGAAGTCCCAACTCGGGCAAATTCGTAATCGATCCCGTATCGTTGGGAACGAATTCCGCCAACCACGTAAACCGGTAACGGGGAATCGCCATAGGCACACCCGTTTCCGCACCCGTCCGGGAAACCGAGTTGAACAAGCGCAAATTGGTAGCATGATTAACGAACGGCCAGCCGTTGACACTCATCTGAGGACCCTCACCCAGTATTTACCTGAAAAATAAAGGGTCCTTAACCATACATACTAGGAGGGGTCGTCCAATGAGGACACCGTCCAACAGAGGACGGAAACGGAGATTCAAACCCTTCCCCTCACCATGACTTTTGATATTTTTCCTAAATATATCGCATATATTTATGAAGAAAGAAGGAAGTCATGATTGTCGTCGTTTTCAACAATGATGTGAATTCAGCGTATAAGAAGCTGAAAAAGAAGATGTTCGACGAGGGCGTGATCCGGGAACTCCGGGATCGCCGCTTCTACGAGAAGCCCTCGGAGAAGAAGCGTCGGAAACGCGCAGAATCAATCCGCCGGATCAAGAAAGACAGCCGGATTCGGCGTCGCGAGTTGGGTTTCTAGGAGTTCCACGCCCACCGGGTTTTTCCACAGTCCCAGATACGGTCGTATTGGAGTCCGAACATGATTTCGGATTCCGAACCCCGTGGAAATCCCACCTGACGCAACCGGGAAGTGCGAAACCGGGATTTGTTAATTCTGGATTTCTTCCCCACGTACGCATAGTCGGGAGGGATGTCTCCATCCCGAGTGAATCCCATCCGCTCGTACAATCCACCGAGGAATAAACGGTTGTCCGAGAAACTCACCACCGATTGGGGTTGGTGTTCCCGGATGTAGGTCTGGAACATTTTCGATCCCAACCCGGGAAACGATCCGGTTGAGCAAAAACGTCGAAGCTCAACGGGATGTCCGGACTGGCGAGAGGGCTTCGCGAAAATCATCACCCCAACGAGGTGATCCCCCAAGAATGCCCCCAAGGCGGTGCTGATCTGACACCGCCCCTGAACATGATTCAAATCACAAAATTCCCCAGCGAGCTTCTTTCCAATCTCCTCAACCCTGAGGGACCTCGCTCCCGGCCCCCGTGGCGTGGCTCCGAGGGCGTTCTGGATCAATCCCCGGACACACGTGGGGCGTTCCAGCCATTCATCCTCGAACACCGTAAGGAGGCGGATTCCCTGCTTCCGGCACCTCTCATACTTGTCCCAATGATAGAGACGATCCTTTCCGCGTTCTTCGGTGTGCCAGTACAGTCCACAATACTCGATAGCGAGGTTTCTCTCGGGTACCCAAATGTCGAGTTCTCGGTTTCCCAAAATTTCACGATTTCGTCTTTCCGCCGGGACTATTTGATTGACAAAATCATAAATTTCCCGTTCCGCCTCGGATTCGATCCTACCACAGGTGGGACATCCATACCCGGTCAGATGATCCGCCGGGGTTTGATTAAACACCCCGTGTTTAATACACTTGATCTCGACCTTCTCCAACGCCTTTACATAATCGGTTCCCGTGTAATCAAATTTCGCCCCATGGACGTTCTCGGCTTTCGCGACGAACTCCGGGGTATTGGATTGGACCTTCCCGCCGCACTGGGGACACCCGTGACCGGTGAGATGATTTCCCGGGGTCTGTTCGAAATCCCCGTGGTGGGAACAGGTTATGGTGAGTTTATCCAATCCGGTGCGGTATACGGCGCGATCATATCCGTATCGATTCCCGTGTTGGGCGCGGGCCTTCTTGACAACGGTTGCAAGATCATGAGTGCGTTTCGACACGCGTTGGAGAATCCCACATTGGGGGCATCCGTACCCGCTCAAATGACCCGCCGGGGTCTGTTCGAACTCCCCATGACTGGTGCAAACGATGGTGACCCGTTCGGTGGCTCCTCGATAGTGAACCCGGGAATAATCATACCGAGACCCATGCACGGCGTGAGATTTCTCGATGAATTCATCCGAACTCGACCGGGCTCGCTTCTTTTTCCCACATCCGGGACATCCGCGACCGTTCAAATGGGAATACGGAGCCTGCTCGAACCAACCATGATTCGAACACCCAATGGTGATTTTCCCAGTGGCCCCCGAATAAACCGTACGGGTGTAGTCATACGTCTCCCCGTGGACCGCAACCGCGCTCTTCAAATACTCCGTCGTGGTTAATCTACGTCCCATTCGATTTTCCTAATAGATTCGTCGCCGGGAGTTGGGTTTCTAGAGCCCTTGTCCATTCCAATCGCAGCTTGCCACAATCCCATATGCGATGGTACCCGATTTCTCGCATCAACTCATGCTTGGTCATATCGGCTCGATCCGGGTTTTCACTAGTGTTGACAAGTTCCTCCCTCGTATAAGATCGACGATGAAGCCTAACGTGACCATCCGTGTAGAACAACGAAGGCTCGGTGATGCCCGTGGAATGGAAACCCGAGATGGCCTTGAACCCCCCGGTGAACCATCGGCGATCCACGAACGCCATAACCCTCTCATATTGGAATTTTTCAATGGCCCATTTGAACATGCGCGAACCCAGACCGGGATGATTCCGCCCGTCCGTGACGAACCGTTTCATCTCCACTTGATCGGTCCGCCCCCGTTCATCACTGGGAACTCCGAAGGTCATGACCGCAATCAGAGTGCCATCCGTGTCGAACGCCCCCACTCGGGTTTTCCCCGGGGTACCCGAACCGAGTAAATGGTGTTGATCCAAGAAAGGGGCCGCCCGTTTCCAATCGATCTCCTCGATGTGGGCCTTTCTTGCGTATATTCCCCGCTCGGACCGGCCCGTGAAGTGTCGAAGCACCGCTGAAACCTTGTCCCGTTGTTGTTGCCACTCATCCTCAAAAATTGTTATGAGTCTGACCCCATGTGTTTCACAGGCTTGGTGCTTGTTCAATAAATGTCTTGAATCAGTTTTGATCGCATCACTATGCCAATACAAGCCCGTGTATTCAATTCCAATATTGAAACGGGGAAGGAAAAGATCGATCTCCATTCCGTCAACCCGGTGTCGATGAATTGTCTCAACCCCCAAATCGTTCATCAACCCGAGGATTTCTCTTTCCCCATGGCTGCTCCCCCGGATATCCGGACAACACTTCACACATACTTGATTGAATTTTCTCATTCTCTCCCGTAATCCCAACGCGGAGAGAACCGTCGAGGTACCACAGCCGGAGCATTTGAAATCCACCCGAGAGGTCAATCCTTTGGAATTCACCGTTATGGACCGAACCACCACCCCCGCTGGAACCATGCCCTGATACGCCTCGACCATGTCCCGGGTGCCATAACGTTTTTTTGCTATCCCGTTACGGACGAGATTTCGGTATTCCGGCGTCTTCGAACGGAGACGAGATTGCTCAATCATCCCCGGAGTGGTCAAAAACGTAGTGGTGCCATACCTTTCGACATTGGTAGCACTCGTCTTATTCCGGTTGATTTCAAGTTTCATCGCATTATCCACACCATACCGTTCCACCAACGTGGCCTGTATAGCTAGAACGCGATCTTTGATTTTTCCATTCCCCACCTCATACTGGCGGGCGCATTTATACGAACAGGTTTCCGGATATGATCGTATCTGATCCACATACCTTAATTCCGTTGAACACACCGGACACGTCGGACGATCCGCCCAATTCCCGGCCAGATGCTTGAGTTCCCCCGAAGTATGGTCCGGGTACAACAACCCCAACCGGGTAATAACCCCCGGTTCGTTCTTTTTAAGACTATTGATGATCGCTCGGGTCGATCCCCCGTCCCGGAATGCCGCTTGTAATACCGTTTGAGCCTTCGTGGGGGAACTCGGTTCCGTTCCGGGATCAACCACTATCGGAATCGGGTGATGACGATGAATCGCCAACGTCTCCGCCTGCTTCACCCTCATACACGCGAAACATCCACGACCACGAAGCAATACACTCGAACGAGTTTCGTACTCTCCGTGAATCTTCCCGTCCGAAATCTCCTCACACCGGATCAATACCGGAGTGCGAGAAGTCTTGTATTCCCCAAGAACCACAAGCTTTTCATATCGAGCCTCGATTCTCGTTTTGAACTCCTCCGCTGTTAATCGTTTCATCAATCCCACCCTAAATACTCCGTGCTCAATATAGAGCATTTATCGTGAGAAGCAATCCATGAGCGTGAATTCCCTCGCAAATTTCGGAGTCCCCGGCTACAACGGAGATCGTTCAGCGGTCCTTGCACCTATATTTACAAATAGGTTTCGAGTTACGTTTTACAACTTCGGATCGACTTTCGAACCGGGTCCGTATTCGTTGACGCGTCAGATTAATAAGATCACGCGTCCGAATGTGACGTTTGAAACGCAGACGTTGTATTCGTACATGAGCACGGTTTACGTGGTGAATCGTGGCGAGTGGAATACGATGAGCATCTCGTTCTACGATGACATCTACAACGAAGTAACGAACCGGGTTATGAATCAGGTTGCGAAGCAGCAAAACTTCTTCGACCAGACCGCTTCCCGTGCGGGTGAGAACTACAAGTTCGAAATGGACTTGGACGTGCTCGCGGGTGGAGCCAGCGCCGGAGGGACAAACGATCCCAACATCATTCAGAAATGGTGCTACACCGGATGTGAGATCACCGAAAACGACATGGGCGAGTTCAACTACAAAAACCAAGAATTTATGGAAGTCGGAGCCACGATCAGGTACGACAATGTGATCGGTTTTGATCATAACGGTAGGATGATGGGATCGTTTTCGCATTCTCCCGAAATTCAGGGACGTATGGGCGGACTTTCCACGGGTGCGGGTGTTGCCAGTTCAGGACAGTTCGGATCGGGAATTTCCCTTCTAAATGCAGCAGTTGGCGTGGCTTCGATCCTCAGTCAGACCTGATTTTTTCATTGACCGGGGCTTTCAGAATTCTAAATAGAGGTGGGTACTTTCTCCCACTTCTATTAGAGAATTTCTAAATAGAGATGGGTACTTTCTCCCACTTCTATTGGAAATATTATGGATACTCTCGCTTTCATCACCAAATCTCGTAAACGGCACGGGACTAGATTTTCCTATGACCGGGCGATTTACGTTAACGCCAAGACCAAGATTATTATCACGTGTACGAAACATGGGGATTTTACTATTATTCCCAGAGCACACCCCAAAGGAAAGGGTGGGTGTCCCACGTGTAGATATGTGATGTCGGCGGAAACTCAGACGGACTCACTGGAATCATTCGTGGAGAAGGCCAGTGTCCACCACGGAATGTTTTATTCATATCCCAATGATGCTCTTTCCGTACGTGAGTATGTTAAGATCATTTGTCCTCATCACGGTTTGTTTTCCCAAAAACGGTACACCCATCTTTCCGGCGGAGGATGTAGAAAATGTGGTATTGATAGAAGAAAATTGAAAAACCTTCTTCCCGTGAATATGGTATTAACGAAATTTCATCAAGTTCACGGAGATCGTTATGATTATTCTCGAATGGTATATTTCGGAGTAGGGAATAAAATTGAAATCATTTGTCCGGTTCATGGATCGTTTTGGCAAACTCCTGATGGACATGTAGCTAATTCCGGATGCCAGCGATGTTCCCGTTGGGGAGCCTCCAAGGGCGAGCGTGAAATTATTTCTCATTTCACCGCATTCAATCCCGTTTCTTCGGTTCGTGGATTGATCGGGGGGAAACGGACCGGATATGAGATCGATATCTGGTTTCCCGACCACCTATTGGGTATCGAATTTTGTGGAATCCATTGGCACAGTGAACGGTATAAACCGCGAAATTATCATCGGGATAAGATGATAGCGGTGAATGAAATCGGAGGCAGATTGATCACCGTGTTCGAGGACGAATGGACCGATCATCCCGATTTGGTTATTCGTCATATTTCTCACGCTTTGGGAAAAACCCAAATCGGGGTGGGAGCCCGGAAGTGCCGTATCGAGGAGATATCGACATCCGAGGGGAATGTTTTTCTCAATCAGAACCATTTGCAAAACGCCGGAAAGGGTAGTCTCCTATACGGGGGATACTACGATGATCGTTTAATCGGGGTGATGAAATTCGGTCCCCCGGGGAGACAATCGTCGAAACATCAATGGGAGCTTCGTCGATTCGCGACCGATGGGAAAACCTACCCGGGCTTGGCTTCTCGGATGTTTACTCGGTTCCGGAAGGACCATGATCCATCATCGGTCGTCACCTTTACAGACCTTCGTTGGTTTCGGGGTGACACTTACAAACATATGGGTTTCATCGACGACGGGTTTATTTCCCCGGACTATTCATATGTCCGGGGGAACACGAGGACTCACAAATCCTCGTGGCGAAAATCCGAGATTCGGCGCAAACACCCGGAACTCTCTCATTTGACCGAGAGTCAGGCTACGGCTCAACTGGGTATGGGGCGCATTTATGATTGCGGAAAACTACGACACGTTTGGATCAAACCCTAACTCTGGGTTGATGGGGTTGAGGGAAGCGATGGCTTTCTCGATTGCAGTCGCGGACTGCACCCAACTATCGTCATGGTGTTTCGGCGGATTGCATCCAATGAACGCCGCTTCAAATCGCGCCGCTTCCCTGCACGCGAGGAAACCACGTTCGTACTCGGGGGAGGCGGAGAGAGCGGCGCGGGCGTGTTTGCGGTGGGCGGCCTTGACGGCTTCGGGCTGATCTTCCCAGCGAGGGTCTGGAACGCCCGCAGGCGGTGAAAACCCATCGCAAAGGAACAGTGCCTCAGCCACGCGCTCCACCTCTTCTCTGGTCATCTCACAAAATCCTCCTTGATGTAGCGCACCAGATCGGCGCGTCGGGTCATGGTTTCACTCCGTGTTTTGACGTAAATGCTCACGATCCTTTAGAAGCATGTCACTGAGGATGCCCATCGCGTCGTATTCTTCCTGATACTTCCCGGCCTGTCGAAGCTTGTAGAATTCCACATAGAGGCTTGCTACAGCCGTCTCTAGCGGGGTTGGTGGGGGATTCCCCATCACTTTAGTTCCTTCACGTGGGTGTCACAACTGTACACTCGGACTCAATCTCGAAATCAACATCGAACGTGTTGGGATTGATCGAAATACTCATAATCTTCATGTTGATCTCGCTCATACCCAACGCAGATTCCAACCCCTCCAACGTGCATGTAAGTTTCAATTTCATGATCTATCTCCTGTTATTTGAAAATGAAAAAGGCGAGAACCATTTCTGGTCTCGCCTCTTCCGAGCGAATCGCCCCCTTTCCGGGTGTCCTTTCGGACTTGCTAGAGTTACATATATTTAGGGGCTTTGATCTTGTCCGGTCCGCGCGGATTCAGGATTCGTCCAGAAAGGGCCGTGAATTTCAGCGATTTCACTCGGACGACCACATCAGGCGATGCTTACCACAATCCCAGATTTTATGATACCCCAGCGTTCGCATCATCTCAGATTTGGTCTGATTCATCTCACCGAGTTGTTCTTGAAGTTCTTGTTTATTGAACGAACGTCTATGATAGCGTTGACGAAAATTGGTCCAGAACATCGCCGGAACGGTCGCCCCGTCCATTACGAATCCCGAAATGGATTTGAATTCCCCCGTGAACCATCTACGGTCCACAAACGCGACGACTTGATTGAATTGATATTCCCGGACTGCCCATCGGAACATGCGCGAACCCAGACCGGGATGATTCCGCCCGTCCGTGACGAAGCGTTTCATCTCGATCAACTCGGTCTTCCCTCGTTCATCACTGGGTGAGCCGAAGGTCATACACGCGATCAGTTGATCCCCGTCTAGGGCTCCGATTTGAATATTACCGGGACGACCCGCCCCGAGTAAATGATGCTCTTGGAGAAATGGTTTCGCCCTATTCCAATCGATTTGTTCAATCCGAGCCTTTCTCGCGAATATTCCTCGGGGAGATTTTCCAAGGAAGTGACGAAGGGTGGATTTCACTATGGATTTTTGGTTGATCCATTCGTCCTCGAAGATGGAAATCAAACGAAACCCCTTGGCTTCACAGGCGAGGTGTTTATCGAGGTGTTTGTTCATCCAATGCTTATCCTGCTGGGGATATGCTTTCTTCGGCGCGTTACTGTGCCAATAAAGTCCGTGGTGTTCGATGGCGATTTTCAGGTCGGGAATCAGAATATCGACATCGCGACGATCATCGAATATCTTCTGATGCCGTTTGACCCTATCCTCCCCGATCAGTCCCACGATGAATTCCACGATCTCATCTTCGGCCCGCGATTTGTTCGAGAAACACTCCGGACATCCCTGTCCCTGTTGATGGTAATGGGCGTTGACCGTGAAATACGAATGTTCAGGACACAATACCGTGATGGTTCCAAAAATACCCCCGTATTGGGTATCCGTATAGTCATACCGTTGCTTGTGAATATCCGAGACCATCGTCAAGTAGGATTCTCGGGTATGTCCCCGTTTTTCCACTGCACATCGAGGGCAACCCTGTCCCGCAAGATGCGCGTAGGGGAGTTGTTCGAATATCCCATGCGATCCACAGAGAATCTTTACCTTATCAACCATTCCCTTATATTCAACACTATCGTATCCATACGCGGAATGAATCTCTTGGGCATCACGAATGAAGTTTTCCCGACGCTGTTCTAGCGAACCATACATATCATCGTTCCGGGAGACTCGAAGACTGGATAATTTTTCCCGAACCGAATTGGCCTTCGACGCCACCGCGTATCCATATCGTTGGAGATTAGTCTCTTCCGTACGAGCCCGAATTTCAGCAACCTGTCCGGGATTTGCCTTGCCATATCGGGCGATCATTCCCCCTTCCCGGGCCTCAATATCAGAGAGCATCGAGGTCCGTCCGTGTCGTGCAAGCATAGTCGCGGTTCGCTTATCATTGACTGATTTCGCGGCGGAAACGTTTCGAGTGCCATATTTCTTCAACACTGTAATCTCACGACGACGATTTGCTTCTGCTTTATCCTCCGGGGTATGCGTTTGTCTCGTAAGACGGACCTTGTGTCCTATTTCTTGCATGAAGCATTCACATACCTTACCTCTTCCGCAATACCCAAATCCTTCCGTGATATTGATCCAACGCCGAATTTTCCCCCGCTCGCATATCACCGGGTTCCCCGGATTCAATACCGTATAGATTCGCGAAGGCACCCCCACTTGTTCGGGAAGGTCGGCGGTTCGTCGGGTAATTTCTTGATACAGGACCGCATTTCGAGTCACGGCCCGAGCATAATTCTTCGGCCCCGCCGTCTCGACCAGCTTCCGCAGATCGTCTTCGAAATTCATCCCATGTAGGTATGACATCAAACTGGATGAAGCAACAAAAAAGACCTCCGAGGAGGTCTTTTTTGTAAATTTCTCAATTTCTCAAACTGCTCAGCTTACATCCAAGTGAGGTTGCCGGAGTTGATACCGACCGTTCCCAGATAGTCCTTGGAATTACCCAAGCTGGAAGCGGTGTTCGTGAACTGCACATATCCGTATCTGGAATAAAATGAGGTCACAAATTCGAACGTGTTCGGATCGACAACCACACCGTGCGTGGTCAGCGGTACGTACGGGCAATAGAAGGTGGCTGCGTCGATCTCAGACGGACCCTTGTAACCGATGAGAATCGGTGTGGAGTCATCTGCGTAGGTATCGACGAAGAGCTTCATCGCGTTGTTCATTGTGCCGACGTACTTGTTGTTCGTCGGAGCTTCGAAGTTGCCTTCGACGGTACGAACGAACGCGCTTGCACGAGCGGATTCAAGAATCGTCAGGACGGTCGGGGAAACGACTGCCCAGTTGCCCTTACCACGACGGGTGCGGGTGGCGATCTTGTTGGCTTCGCGGTTCATCAACACTGCGAGAGCAGCGAAGTAGTCCACGATGGAGTTCGGCTGGCCGGTAGCAGCGGCAATGTCGAACGTGTTCACTGCGGCAGCCGGAGGCGGAAGCGCACGGAGCGAGCGGAGGATTTCCTGATCGATTTCGACCACGATTTCCTGAGCGACTGCGTTCACCAGTTCCTCTTCAACGTCCACACCGTACTGGTTGCTGGCGTCGGTCTGTGCTTCCACAGTCCAACGAGCGGCCAAACGACGAGTGCGGGCATCGACCGTCTGCTTGAGCATCTCAAGCTTCAAGACGTTACCCGGAACGCCTTCCAATTGCGCCGTGAGCGCACCGGCAGGCATTGCGGCGTTCTGGTTACCCGAGAGCGCAACCGCGAGATCACGAACGTGCAACGGGGCCATTGCTTCCTCACCGCCGATTACGCCAGCGGTCGCAACGGTGTTGCCATACGTGTAACGCATGGTCATGATCTGAGCAGTCGGACCCGGCATCGGCTGAACACCGACGATTTCATTCGCAATCACGTTCGGCAGAACGCGGCGGATGATCGGCAGAATCACCTTGTTGAGGGTCGCGATGTTTCCGGTGGAAACCGCCGAAGCCGACGCATTTTCCATCAGCATACGCTGGCGGGAAACGTAATCGTTCCGGGTGGAATCCAAGCACAAGCTCAGAATACGAGCCTGCTTCTTGTTCAATCCCTCGCAGAGGACATCCTTGATTGCCATCCACTTCGTGTCGGGAGTCATCTTAGCTACATGCACCATTGTCTTTTTTCTCCTACTTAGACTTCGGTTCCATTTTATTTAGAAACCACTGTTGAAAAACCTGTCAAAACCCCTGTTTTTAGCGTCCCATTCCGGCAAGACGACGAATGTCCACCAAATCGGAATCCTCCACTTCGACTTCCTCGGTCAAAGAGGGCTTCGATTCCTGACTGTCACCAGTCCGGAGGCGAATCGTCTTTTCCGTGATCGTTTTCTTCTGGGAGGGGACCGTCCCCTCGTTCAGGAATTCCGGAAGGAACTTCGAGAAATTCCGCTTCATTGCATCGACGCTGGTGCAAGACTCCAACACGGTACGCATCTTGTTCCTTGCATCGCCCTTGAGCGTGCTGAGGAGGTGCGTCCGGGTCCGGGCCAGTGCCACAGATTCGGTGAGCTTCTTGTGCGCGGCAGTTGCGATTGCAGCCTGTTGGACGGCTTCGTCTACGCGCTTCTTCGCTTCGATCTTGATCTTCACGTTCGACTCCGAAAGAGCCTTCGTCTTTGCGGCGAGATCACGAACTTCCGTATTCGTATTGAAGAAGTGGCGACGGTAGACCGAGTTGAACGCCTCGAAGATTTCCCGACCAAAGTCGGCTTCGTTGGCGGCCTTGATCTCGTTCCGGAGTTCGCCGAGCATGTCCTTGACGGTCTTTTCCAAGAACATCTCCAACACCAGTGCGGTCTTCTTCTTGAGTTCCTCTTCCATCCGCGCGTAACGGGTCTTCGACTCATTGATCGCGGACAGGTATGCACGACGGTTCGTACGCACGTCGTCGTGCAGTTCGCTCATTTCCTTCTTGATGATCTGCTCCACGGCGGATTCGATGACGTTCACGCGCTTTGTGTATTCCGTCTTCAACGCCTTCTCGATTCCCGAGGCACGCTCGGCGAGGGTCTTCTTCATGGCGGCAACCTCTTCGGTTCCCTCCTTCAACTCCTTCACGTGCGGTGCGATCTCCGAGGCCATCCACTTCTCCATAGCCTCGTGGAGGTCCTTCTCACTGTCCTTGAACTGCTGAACGAGTTCACCACGGACACGCTTTTCCGCCTCTGCCTCGACCAACTTGATCGAGTTCTGGAAAGCCGCCGTAAGTGCCTTCTTCGTTTCCTCAGAGAGAACCTCGCTGCTGAGTAGCTTCTTCAATGCCTCATCCATGTGCTTATCTCCCAAACTTGAACTCGTCCTGAACGCTGACGAGGAACCGGTTGAACTCTTCCGACAAATACTTCTGGGCACCCGCGTCGTCGCGGAGCGCCTCACTCAATTTCACTGATTCCGCGCCGTGCTTATTACGAAGGATCGATTCTGCGAGGCTCGCGCCGGGGAATGCCTTCGGAGCACTCGGGTTTGCAACGATATCAATCGTGACAATCGCGAAATCCGATACACGACCCGAACCATCGACATTTCCAGAACCACGACTGGAAACACCAATCTGCATTCCGGCTTCGACGCATCCACGAACGACCTTACCCAAGCCCTCGTTGATCACCCGCATGGTCCCAACACCGTTCGGGCCTTCCATGTTGATATCAGTAATCACATGGGAGATTCGGTCGAAATTAATGTTCAAACCCTCCGGATGGTCCAATTCGCCGGGTACTGGTCCGCGCTCGGCGATCTTCTGCTTCATCGCCGCAACCGCCCTACCAATCTCATCACGGGGATAGTTCCGCCCGTTATGGTTCTGAACATCTCCTTGAATGAAGAGACCCTTCAAATAGACGAATCGCCCCTGTTGATCGTTCTCGACCAACAGTGGCTTCATCTCGGGCAGGATCATCTCGGTCAAAAGCACAGACGTTTCCTCTTACTTGCGGGCCTTGATCTTGGCCTTGCTTCCACCCTTAACCCGGGCCAACGGCTGAGCCGACTCCATGGCGTTCTTGATCGGGGTCTCACCGTCAATTTCGTCACCACCAAGCTCATCACTCGTTGCTAGATCGTCGCCGAGGTCATCGCTCATGTCGCTTTCCACGTCACCTTCCGGCGAGGCCAGATCAGCGAAGCTCAAATCAGCAAAGGTATCGTCGCCGAGGTCGTCGCCACCGATGTCGCCACCAATGTCTCCGCCCATATCGGGATCGACCACATCGTCACCGCCTAGTACGGCTGGATCGGAATCGATGCCGCCGTCCTGTTCGAGATCACCACCCATCTGGGCGTCATCGTGACCGATTCCTGCATTCTGGAAATCCTCGTCACCGTCCTGCGGGGACGTATCCATCTCGGGCTCTTCATCCATAAGACCTTCCACGATGGCCTTGATGTCGAAGCTCAGCGACTCACCCAAAGAGGGGACCGAACCGGTTCCGTCATTGGTCTTGTCCATGAGTTCCTCGATCTTGACTTCGCCGTCGAGGCTTTCGAGGCTGTCTTCATCGGCTTCCTTGATGGTCCAGAAGTCGCGCATCATTCCACGGACCGCTTCGCTCATTGCGGCCTTCGCGGCATTCATCTTCTCTTCGCTGATCGTAACGGTCTCGCCGTTTGCCTTGAACGCGGAACCTTCAATCATGTTCTCAGCGATTACGGCAGTTAGCCCTACGTACTTGCCCATTGGTGCTTCTCCTAAATTTTTCGGTTGTGTGCACATCCGTCGCTCATTATTTAACCGGTATCCTCATTTTTCCGGTCTTTTCCCCGCTTTTTAGAACGGACCGCCGCCCATACCGTCATCTCTCGGCGGGGGTGCGTAAATTTGAGCGACAATCTTCCGCCTCTTCTCATTCTCGATTCGACGAGCCATATGAGAGAGACGAATCTTCCTGATGACTTCGAGTTTCACCCGAGAGGCATCATCCTTGAGGGGATCGTTAGCCATGATGGAACGGTCATTCGGGGTTCCCATCACGACTTTGCCCGAGCCAGTCCCAGTTTTAGAATCGGGAGCGACGATGTCGGAGGACTTGATATCCTCATGAAGACGGCGATTCTCTTCAAACAGAGCATCGCGTTGTGCCAGTGTGGTCTTTTGTGGTTTCTTCATTGATTCGCCCATTCCTCCTCCAAGCGGGGCCATGGTGGCTCCACCGCCGCCCATATCCATTCCACCGCCGCCCATATCACCCCCGCCCCCGTGTGGGGCCATATTCGCGTTTGCGGGGCTTTGACCCATCATCGGTGGTCCCGGAGGAGCCATTCCTCCACCACCCATGGCGTCTTCGGGATTCGTATTGAGTTTGTTCGTCTCGTCCTCACCCGCGTTCAACTCCTCGGCCTTCATCCGCTCATTCTCAAGCAGATCGTCCTCGGTGATGCCCATCGTGTATGTGGCCCACCAACGCTTGCTCAACCAAGATTCGTCCTTGGCCTGTGTCCACACCCCAATAGCTTCGGCCAAACGGGCAAGCTTCTTCGATTCCTCGAAATTGTCTGGAGGGATCAACGACAGGATGAAGTCGGAAAAATTGATATTGAGATCACGCCAGTTGCAGTAGAGTTTGAATTCCTCGTCGAACGTGTCCTGCAAAATATTCTGGAGCTTGCGGCAATGCCGGGAGAATTCAATCTCCTCCTGATACGCCGTACCCACCCGACCATCGCTGAACATGGCTCCGCCCTTTGTCGGACCCAGCATCCACGCATAAGGAACGCGAAAGCCACGGAAGAGCTTTTCGTTCATGTATTCTAGCTCGGGAAGGTTGTCCCACGACTGGCCCTCAAGCATGTCCACTTTCGATCCCTTTTGATCGAAACGGAGAGGAATGAAGATGTCTTCAATCTGCGATAGTGGCGAGAACACTGAATCTACCGTGCGTTCTCCACTTCCCTGATTACCCACACTGGGGGTTCGACGCTGGTTCAACTCCTGCTTGAACTGTTGCACCATCGTCTGCGCCATATCCGGACGAGCACGACCCGTGTCGATGTACCAGACCAATCGGGAACTCGCTCGTTGGAGTCGATGAATAACCGCACTCTGTTCGACCATCTCACGCTGACGGAACGTCCCATAAAGCGGCTCTAATAGGGACTCGCCGAAGGGGAACCGTGTGGTGTGTCGATCCTGAGGTTCGTCCACCGAGGCTGATCCCGCATATGCACCTTCGGCCAAACTCAGATGGATCAAGTGGATCGCGGGAAGAACCCGCATTTGACGCACCGAGGTGTTCGTGGAAATATTCGAGTACGCCTGTTTGTACTTCGAGGAATCCACCGCAAGGTCGAGGTTTTCGACATCGAACTTGAAATTACGAATCGCCCACGCCTCGACCTCGTTCGTCTCGGGATCGACGAAAGCCCCGATCACATGCTTGGGATGCAAATTATAAAGCTGGAACGTATTTGGATTTCGGAAAAGGAACCAATCTCCATACTTGAACACGTTTCGCGCAATCTTGCTGATACGCTTGCGCCACTTGTTCAGGTTCGACCACGTGATCAACGCGTTATAGAGGATCGAGGATTCCTGTTCGGTGGGATTTTCAATCTGCCACTCGAACTCGAAGAAATACCCTTCTTTGTCTCCCTGCGTGCACTGGTCGGCAATCATCGTCAACGCACGGGACACGTCGGAGTCACGGTCCATCCAATCATATCGCATATAGGCTTCACGACGATCCCACCGACCGCGCATCATTCTCATCGTGCGGTCATCACCGGACTGGACCAGCCCCCCACCCCATACGGAATCTCCAGAAACCTGCTCCAGAGAAAGCCGCTTTCTCTTGCGATGCGCCATATTCGGGGATACGACCGTGGTCCAATTCGTATTCGTCATTAAAGCCTCCGGTCTATTTACAAATCCCCGTCGTTCGAAGTGTTCATTGCTATCCCATTATTCGAGCACGTTTGATAGTATTAGCCGAGGAGCACGGCGTCCGTTGCACCTCGGTTGATCCGGCTTACACCAGTCAAACCTGTTCGTGTTGCCACCGCATCGATAAGACCGCCCACAGGGCGAAATCTACCGCTGTGCTGGTTGCGGCTTGTTGATGGACGCAGATTTAAACGCGGCTATCAACATCCGTGAGCGAGCCTTCTATAGTAGCTCGTCGGCAAAAATGTACGAAAGTACGTAACTATTTAAGGCTGGTCCCGGCAGGGGTGGTTCCATGCACAAAAAACTCCCCAAACCGGGAAGAGATTCACCGACTTATCGGTGATGGTCGATCTGGAACAATAAACCCAGTCCGGGTTCGTTCTAACGAGTTATAACCGAGGAGGTCGATGTACTCGGTTCGTTCTCAACGAGGTTCTGGGATTGTTCTAGAACATCTTCACCCCGGGCTGCATCGGGGGCAGGGTGGCTTGGGAAACTGTTGTACGGACGATTCCCGCGCCCTTGTCGAGGGCCTGTTTGATTCCGTCCAAATAGCTGTTTGAGGTTTGAATCGCCGTCAGCAGGGTTTCGGACGCGCTCACGGAGCGGTCGAATCCCGAATTGAGGCTTGCCGTGACATGATTCCAACCATGTGCGGGAGGTCTCGCCACGGAGGTCTGAGCCGGGGAGGAACCCGCGTCCGCATCGGAACCGATATTCGCCGCGATCATTCCACCGAGGCCGCCGACCGCTGCACCGATCATCGCTCCAACGGGACCGGCAATTGCTCCAATGGCTGCGCCCGTAAGTGCACCATTGAGACCGGACATCATTGTAGACTTACCTTTGAATTCCGGAGTGAGCATATCGGCACCCGCCACAGCAAGTCCACCCAGTGCGGCTGCTCCACCCACCTTGAGGGCTCCAGCCATCCTACCCCCAGCGGGCCTCGCCCCAGCGATAGTGGCAGCACTTGCGGGGGAACCCCCGACGATTGGTGCAACTCCCGCCGCACGCGCGGTTGCCGTCGCAGAGGCCGCCGCAGAACCCC